AGCTGGGGGCAAAGGTGGAAAGCCCGGACAATGGAGTGCCAGGAAAGCTCAGATGGTTGCAAAGCAATATAAAGCAAAAGGTGGGGGATACAAATGATTACTAAAGTAAAATCATATATTAAGCGTATTATTTGTGCTGTACTTAATCGTAAGTGCGAATGTGGATGTGAGTGCTGACAGTATGGCACTAGCTAAATCTCAGAAGAGCTTAAAGTCTTGGGGTAAACAGAAGTGGAGAACCAAGAGTGGGAAGCCATCTACGCAAGGCTCAAAAGCGACAGGTGAGAGATACTTACCTGAGAAAGCTATTAAGTCTCTTAGTTCTTCTGAGTATGCTGCTACCTCACGAGCTAAACGAAAAGGCACTGCTAAGGGTAAGCAGTTTGTGGCTCAACCTAAGAAAGTTGCAAAGAAAACCAGAGCCTACAGGAAAGTAACATGAAGCGTAATCTTACAGAAAACCAAGCTAAGTTTCTTGAAGTGCTTTTTGAAGAAGCAGGTGGTGATGTTGTACGTGCTAAGAAACTAGCAGGTTACAATGAGGGTTCATCAACTGCAGCTATTGTTGAGTCTTTAAAGGATGAGATATTTGATGCAACTAAAACGTATATGTCAAGAGTTGGTCCTAAGGCTGCAGTTGCATATGCCTCTGCTCTGGACGATCCTACCCAGCTAGGTATTAAAGAGAAGATGATGGCAGCAGGTCAGATCTTAGATCGTGCTGGTGTAGTTAAAACTGAGAAAGTATCTGTAGAGTCAAGTGGTGGTTTGTTTATCTTGCCACCTAAAAACAGTGAAGATGCTGACGTTTAGAAAAGAAAGACCTCTAAACTATGCGTACTGGATGCTACCTAAAGTACCGCTTAAGGTTAAGCTCTGGCAGCGCATACCAAGGGTAAGTCAGTACATACCCTTTGGATATGAGGTTGACCCAGAAGATAATGAATGGCTAGAGCCTATACCAAAAGAACTAGAGCTATTAGAGCTTGCAAGGAAGCACGTAAAGCAATATACTTTAAGACAAGTGGCAGCGTGGCTTACTACTCAGTCTGGTAAAAGTATAACACACGATGGGTTGAAGAAGAGATTAGATGTCGAAAGAAAGCGAAAAAGGCTTACTACAATTAAGCGCCAGTATGCCCAGCGGCTCCAAAAAGCGTTACACCAAATCGAAATCCTCGAAAAAGAAAGAACAGGCTACTTCATCTACGAAGAAGACAGTGATACAGAAGACCAGCCCAGCGCAAGTTAAGCATGAAGAATATGACGTACCAACGGCACAGAACGTAGTCTTTCAGCCAAACCCTGGCCCACAGACACAATACCTAGCGTCTAGTGAACGTGAAGTACTTTATGGAGGAGCAGCAGGAGGCGGCAAGAGCTACGCCACACTAGCAGACCCCTTAAGGAACATGAACAGTCCAGACTTTAGTGGGCTGTTGGTACGTCATACAACAGAAGAACTAAGAGAACTCATACAGAAAAGCCAAGAGTTGTACCCTAAGGCTATACCTGGTATTAAGTGGTCAGAGCGTAAGAGTCAGTGGACTACACCTAGAGGTGGCACATTATGGATGTCATACTTGGACAGAGACACAGACGTTATGCGTTACCAAGGACAGGCGTTTAACTATGTAGCATTTGACGAGTTGACGCAGTGGCAGTCACCCTTTGCGTGGAACTACATGAGATCACGTTTACGTACTGCTAATAAAGACTTAGGCTTGTACATGAGAGCCACAACTAACCCTGGCGGTTTAGGACATGCTTGGGTAAAGAAAATGTTCATTGACCCAGCTAAACCTAATACAGCGTTCTGGGCAACGGACATTGAGACTAGTGAGGTACTGAAGTTTCCATCAGGGCATAGTAAAGCTGGACAACCCCTATTCAAACGAAGGTTCATACCTGCTAGTCTGTTTGATAATCCTTACTTAGCTGAGAGTGGTGACTATGAAGCTATGCTACTCTCACTACCTGAACACCAAAGAAAGCAATTGCTTGAGGGTAATTGGGATGTAAATGAAGGAGCAGCGTTTCCTGAGTTCAACAGAAAGATACATGTAATTGAGCCTTATGATATACCAAGAAGCTGGACTAAGTTTAGAGCTTGTGACTACGGCTATGGGAGCTTTACAGGAGTTGTCTGGATTGCTGTATCCCCCGCTGAACAACTCATTGTATATAGAGAACTCTATTGTTCTAAAGTTACAGCTACTGATTTAGCAGATATGATACTTGAAATTGAAAGTAGTGATAGTAGTATTAGATACGGTGTGTTAGACAGTTCCCTGTGGCATAAACGTGGAGACACAGGCCCGTCTTTGGCAGAGCAGATGAATGCAAAAGGATGTAGGTGGCGTCCTTCTGATCGTTCAAAAGGTTCTAGGGTTGCAGGTAAAAACGAGCTTCACCGCCGTTTACAGGTAGATGAGTTCACTGAGGAGCCAAGACTCGTGTTCTTTTCTTCCTGTACCAACATGATAGCTCAGCTTCCTGGTTTACCTTTAGATAAAAAGAACCATGAAGATGTTGATACAAATGCAGAAGATCACTTGTATGATGCTTTAAGGTATGGTATAATGACAAGACCACGTAGCTCACTTTGGGATTTCAACCCTATGTCACAACGTTCAGGGTTTCAAGCTTCTGACTCAACATTTGGATACTAGTAGATATGGCAATAAATGAAAATGATCAAGGCGAACTGTTTGAAACAGATGAGGTTTCTGTCATACAGGATGGTGATGAGTTAGATGCACCTAGTCTAGTTTCTTTTGTAACAGGGAAATATAAACGTGCAGAAGACTCAAGGTACACAGATGAAAACAGGTGGCTACGTGCTTACCGTAATTACCGTGGTCTGTATGGTTCTGACGTACAATTTACTGAAACTGAAAAGTCTCGTGTATTTGTCAAAGTTACTAAAACTAAAACTCTAGCTGCGTATGGTCAGATTGTAGATGTACTGTTTGGTAGCTCACGCTTTCCTCTTACAGTTAATCCTACAACGTTACCTGATGGTGTAGCTGAGTCAGTACACATTAACATTGACCCTAATGCAGAAGCAGGACAGAAAGAACTTAATGCAGCCTTTAGTGAAGAACCTAAGGTTTCTTTTTTGTTTGACCCTGATGAAAAGCTAAAGCCTGGCGAGACTATGTTTGATCGTATGAAACGATTAGGCCCACTCAAGGATAGGCTAGAGCAGTTAGGTGATAAGGTTGTTGAAGGTCCAGGTACTTCACAAAGTACAGTGACGTTCCATCCTGCTATGGTTGCAGCTAAGAAGATGGAAAAGAAGATCCATGATCAGTTAGAAGAGAGTGGTGCTAATAAGCAACTACGCCACACTGCATTTGAGATGGCACTCTTTGGTACAGGTATTATGAAGGGTCCATTTGCTATTGACAAAGAGTACCCTAATTGGGATGATGAAGGTTCTTATGATCCTTTAATTAAGACTGTACCATCTACTAGTCATGTGTCTATCTGGAACTTTTACCCTGATCCTGATGCATACAACATGGATGAGGCTGAGTATGTAGTAGAGCGTCACCGTATGACACGCTCACAGATGCGTGGCTTAAAGTCTAGACCTTTCTTTAGAGGTGAGTCTGTTAATGAGGCTATCGATCTAGGTGAGTCTTACGAAAAGAAATATTGGGAACAGGACATGGAAGATGATTCCCAGTATAGTTCTAGCCCCTACCGTTATGAAGTACTAGAGTTCTGGGGTTATGTAGATACAGACATTCTAGCTGAGAATGGTGTAACTATCCCTAAGGAGTTGAAGAACTCTGAGCAGGTCAGTGTGAATACATGGATTTGTAACGGTAAAGTATTACGTTTAGTTCTTAACCCATTCAAGCCAGCACGTATTCCTTACTATGCTGTACCTTATGAGCTTAATCCATACAGCTTCTTTGGTGTAGGTATTGCTGAGAATATGGATGATACGCAGACATTAATGAATGGCTTTATGCGTATGGCTATTGANAATGCTGCACTTTCTGGTAACTTAATCATTGAAGTTGATGAGACAAATTTGGTTCCAGGGCAGGACTTAAGTGTGTACCCTGGCAAGGTGTTTCGCAGACAGGGGGGTGCACCAGGACAAGGCATCTTTGGCACTAAGTTCCCTAATGTAGCTGGCGAGAACATGCAACTCTTTGATAAGGCTAGGGTTTTAGCAGATGAAAGTACAGGCTTCCCAAGTTTCGCACATGGTCAAACAGGTGTCAGTGGAGTGGGGCGAACTGCTTCTGGCATCTCTATGCTTATGTCTGCAGCTAATGGCAGCATACGAAATGTTGTTAAAAACGTGGATGATTACCTCATTGGTCCAATAGGTAAAGCATTCTTTTCATTTAACATGCAGTTTGACTTTGATACAGACATCAAGGGTGACTTAGAGGTTAAGGCATCTGGCACAGAAAGCTTGATGGCTAACGAGGTACGCTCACAGCGTCTGATGCAGTTCATGGGTGTAGCATCTAATCCTGCACTACAGCCATTCGTTAAGAGTGACTACATCATTCGTGAGATTGCTAAGTCTATGGATCTAGACCCAGACAAGGTAACTAACTCTCTAAGTGATGCAGCTATCCAAGCTGAGATACTTAAGAAGTTTACACAGCCCCCGCCCCCACCTGAGGGAGCAGAGGGAGCACCACAAGGCCCACCCCCACCACCTAATCCAGGTGCTGGACCAGAGCAAGCTGGTGTAGGCGTACAAGACACTACAGGTGCAGGTGGTGGTAACATTGGTACAGGCACAGCACCAACTCCTGGTGAGCAAGGGTTTACTGGTACATAATGATAGTAAAGAAACTCGTAAACGATAAGCCCCTATGGGATGGCTTCCTTGATGTACTAAACAAAAAGATTGACACTGCCCAGCGCAAGTTAGAACAGGCAGTGTCTATGGAAGACATATATCGTGCTCAAGGTGAGATAGCTGCTCTACGTAGATTAACCTATTTAAGGGATGAAATTAATGGCCCAAACTGAAGAAGAATACTTAGGCTACGCAGAAGAAGCAAAAAACTTAGCTGTAGATGTACCTGATGTATCTTTTAAAGATGCGGCTACCTTTGTTGCTTCAGCTACACCTGTCATTGGTGACGCTATGGCAGCTAAAGAAGTTTATGATGAGTTACAGAAAGATGACCCTAACTACTACTTAGCTGGTGCGCTGGGCGGTGCAGCAATCGTAGGTCTTGTGCCAGGATTAGGTGACGCTGCAGCCAATGCTATTAAAGCAGGTGCTAGAAAAGCTCTAGATGTAGGTAAGCGTATTGAAGTTGATCCTAATACTTTAGGTGTTATGGGTGGTAACGTTAGACTAAAGCCACCTGTAGAAGAAGTCACACCACAGGTATCTAATATTGATTATCAGAAGAAGATGGCAGAGTTTGATAAAGCAGAAACTGCTGACGATTGGCAAAACACTGTTAGTGAATATGTAACAGAATCACGAGATGTTAATCCTACTGTACGTACACCTGAACTAGAAGCATCAGCAAAAGATTTACTTGACGGTAAAATTACTAGAGAGAAGCATTTAGAAAACGTAGATAATTATAAACCTGTAGAAGCATGGGATGCATTACCTAGAGAACCCTCTAGTAAAGCTACAGTGTTTTCTTTAAATACAGCACAAAGAAAAGATGGTAATTTTGTTTTACCTGATAAGGCTATTAAAAATTTAAATGTAAAAAAAGCTAATCTTAAAGTAGGGGATAGGTTTTTAGGTAGACTAGATATACCTGCATATAAAGCTTTTGATACTTGGATTATTGCAGGTAAATCCCCAAAAGGGGATGCAGGTACTACTTATGCAAAAGCAATTCATTATGAAGGATCAGACGGTAAGCCTGTTATATTTAGAGCATCTCAAGGTAAGGGTGAGAAAATAGGTATGGGTAAAGCAGATCCTGCTTATACAAAAGCTACACATGAAAAGACAGGATATGCTACAGTAGATGGTATTGTAAAAGACCTTGATGTAGAAGAGATACGTGATCAAGCAGCTAAGTATTTAAACGATCCTGAGTGGACGCAGGTAGGCTTTGACCCACGTAGGCAGGGTGGTTTTTATGCGAGGTCAGGTGAAAGTAAACATGCACCTGTACGTGAAGCTGATGAAGTAATACAGATAGGTCCATTAGTTTTAGCTAAGAACGCTAAACTTGATATGGATCACAAAGGATACAATGAAGGTGGAGCAGTAATGGATAACGAACCCATACAAACAGAAATGGATCTCATCCTTAATGAGACTAAAGATCCTGTAAGTGGCAACACTGCACCTCTTGGAGCCAAACCAGAAGAGGTACGTGATGATGTACCTATCAATGCTAGTCCTAATGAGTTTATGATTAACGCTGCAACTAGACGCTACTTTGGTACAGAGTTTTTTGAAGAGCTACAAAAGTCTGCAGAAGAAGGTTGGAAACGTATTAGAGATGGTGAAGAGTCTTACTTCAGAGATGATGAACTAGAAACAGCAGACGATGAAAATACACAAGACACAGATAAACCTATAAACATGCAAGAGGGTGGTGCTGTACCGGGTGCAGGTATAACTGTACCTAAACCTGTAGGTGGTGGCTATGGACGTTACGGTGGTACAGGTTCACCCTTTATGGGCTTTGAGTCTAAGACTTTCACTAATCCTGAGACAGGTCAACAGATTATAATATACTACTTTAATGGTAGACCCATGAGCCGTATACCTGCTGGCTTTCGTGAAGTATCTCAGGATGTTGTAGAAGAGCAAAAAACAGTGGCTGCTGAGCGTGGTGACGATAAGGAAGATATTTCTTTAGAGTCTATTGGTATATCAGATAAAACCTTTCGTAATAAAGCAGTGAAGGATTGGACAGATGTAGATTTTAAAGATTATAATGATGACCTTGCAAATAGTATAAAAAAAGGTCAAGATCCTTTAAGCTTAACTAAAGCAGAAAATGCTATATTATCTTTAGTAGGTGCTGCTATTGGTCTAGGGGGAGCCGTGGCTTTACCTGCTTTTGCTAAAAAAGCAAAAGAAAAACAAGCGGAAGCTGCTCATATAAGAGCTTTAGATTTAATGCAAACATCATCTGATAAAAATATTATAGCAGCAGCAGATGCAACTAGATACATTACGGGATCTGCTTTACAAAAAGAAGATTACGCAGTTAGCGTAGCTAATCCGTTTAGTGGTCTTTATAAAGATGATGATGATAGAAATATATTTGATAGATTTTTTGGTACACAAGGGGGTTTAGATGCTTACGGTGAGCCTACAGAAGAGGCTATAAAGCAAAGATACCTTGATCAGTATGGAACAGAGACATCTAACTATATGGAAGATCCATTTGCTCCACCAAGTAGAGGAGTAGGACAGACTTTAGCGGGTATTAAACCTACACAACCTTCTACTACAGCACCTTCTTATGCAACTATGGATATGGGTGAGGCAGGTAGGACATCTGCACCACGAGATGAAAAGTCTAGCCGTTTAGATGTAAGTAATCCAAACACAAGTGCAAACGTAGCTGAACATCTATCAGATAGAGAAAAAGAATCTCTTAGAGCTTTCCCTGAAACAGCGGCACATTATGTAGCCACAGCTAATAGACGGGCTAATGAGGCTGCTGCTGGTGATAGTTCTAATACGGATAAAGCTAAAGAAAAATCAGACAGTGGCGGTTTTTCATTCTCAGATTTATTCTCTTAAATATTAACTAAAACTATAAGGCTACCCGGCAATAATGCTGGCCCCAACATAAAAGGAAATACAACATGGCAGAACTAGCAGAAGTGGAAACACCAAAGAATGCAGGATTTGTACAAGCTAAACCAAAGCGCAATGCAAACCAGAAACGTATAGAAAAGGATGAAGCTGAACTCAAAGCCCTTATTGAAGGGGGAGAACCAGAAGAACAAGAGAGTTCCAAAGAGAAAGCGTCCAATACAGAAGCTAAAGAAGAAGCGTTATCTGCAGAAGAGAGATCGTTTAAGAAACGATATAGTGATCTACGCAGCCATCTAAACAAACAGTCTGAAGAGTTAAAAGAACTAAAGGCACAGCTAGATAAAGCAAAGACTAGTGGTCCAGTTCGTCCACCTGCTAGTAATGAAAGCATTGAGGCGTGGTCTAATAAGTATCCAGAGATTGCTTCTATTGTAGAAACTATTGCTAATCAAAAAGCAGAAGAGAAGTTTAAGAATGCTGATGCTAGACTACAAGAGATAGACAAGCTTACAGCACAAGCCCAGCGCAGTAAATCAGAAGATGAGATACGCTCTATGCACTCAGACTTTGATGACTTACGATCAAGTGATGAGTTTCACAATTGGGCAGAAGAACAACCTAAGTGGGTACAGGATGCCCTATATGAAAACCAAGATGACCCTAAGTCTGTAATCAGGGTAATTGATCTGTACAAGATTGATAACAACATGGACGTAAAAGGTAAACAGCGTTCTACTAAACAGGCTGCATCTGAAGTTAAAACAAGACGTACTACCAAACCAGAGAATAATGACCTGTCAGGAAGTATCCGTGAGTCTGCTGTACAAAAGATGTCAGCACAACAGTATGAGGCTAACTCAGACTCAATCATGGAAGCTATCCGTAGTGGCAAGTTTATTTATGATATTTCTGGGGGTGCACGTTAAAAAAGTATTGACATCACAGAATTAATATGTATAACTGTGTATGTTAAGAAAAGAGTATAAAGCCCTAATAATATTAGCTACCTTTATACTCTAACCAACTAAGCCAAACAATTAAGATAAGACCTACCTAGTTAAGTATAGGCCCAACTATTCTAACAATGGCCCTTGATAGAATAGATTGCACCCTAGAAAGATTAGCCTCTTACGTTAAGTTTGGGCTTAAATATCATAAGCCAACAAACATCTAAGGAGGATTTATTATGGCTTTTACATCCGCATCAGGTTATGGGAATTTACCTAATGGTAACTTTAGCCCCGTAATCTACTCCAAACAGGTACAGCTTGCCTTTCGCAAGTCTACTGTAGTAGGAGAAATTACTAACTCAGATTATTTTGGCGAGATTGCTGCTCAAGGCGATACAGTCAGAATTATTAAAGAACCTGAAATTTCCGTTAGCCAATATGCTCGTGGTACTCAGGTTACAGCACAAGATCTTGAAGATGATGATTTTCAGTTGACTGTAGACAAAGCTAACTACTTTGCGTTCAAGATGGATGATATTGAAGAGGCTCATAGTCACATCAATTTTATGAGTCTTGCAACGGATCGTGCAGCTTATCGTTTGGCTGACCAGTATGACCAAGACGTTCTAGGTTATTTGTCTGGCTTCAAACAGTCTTCTTTGCATTCTCAAGCAGATACAGCTAATGATGTCGTAAATGGCAGCAAGTCTGTTAGCACTGCTGGTAGTGATGAATTGTTGACATCAATGAAGATCATCAAGGGTTCTATGGGCAACATCACAACTAGTTCTGCTGGTGATCATTCGATCCCACTGGCAGCACGTTTGCCTGGTGCTACTGCACTTCCAACTGCTACAGCTTCACCAGCAATGGTTGTTGCTCGTATGGCTCGCCTCTTAGATCAACAGCAAGTTGATACTCAAGGGCGTTGGCTGGTAGTTGACCCGGTATTTATGGAGCTACTTCGTGATGAAGATTCACGCTTCCTAAATGCAGACTATGGTGAATCAGGTGGACTGCGTAACGGCCTTGTCGTTAATAACTTCCACGGTTTCCGTATGTACACTTCATCAAACCTGCCAGCGGTAGGTACTGGTCCAGGAACCACAGGTTCTGCAAACCAGAACACTAACTATGGTGTTATTGTTGGTGGACATGATTCTGCTGTAGCAACTGCTGAGCAAATCAACAAGACGGAAACATATCGTGACCCTGACAGCTTTGCTGACATTGTTCGTGGTATGCACCTATACGGTAGAAAGATTCTTCGCCCAGAAGCAATCGTTACTGCCAAATATAACGCAGCGTAAGGGGGGGTATAACTTATGGCTACTTTTGACATGACTTCCGTTGATACTGCTGGTGTTGGTGCAGACGTTCTTGCTGTTCCCACTGTAGTAGGTAACACAGTACGTACCATTGAAGCTATCTTGGATATTGATGCCATGATTGCTGCAGGTGCTACTATTGCAAACGGTGACGTTTTCCAACTGTTGGAGATTCCAGCAGAGTCTGTAATGCTTGCAGGTGGTGCAGAGATTATGAAATCTTTCACTACATCATGTACTTGTGATATTGACTTTGCTGGCGGTGATGACATCATCGATGGTGCAGCTTTAGATGCTGCTGCAGGTACATATCTTGCAAAAGGTACTAACGGCGAAGCTAACATTGTTAATACAGGTGCAGCTTCTACTTATGCTGCTGCTGCATTGGCTCTTGTTGGTGCTGCTGATACCATTGATGTAACAATCGCTGGTGCTGCTGCTGCAACTGGACGCTTACGTGTGTATGCAGTAATTGCAGATGTTTCTGCTGCTCACACAGAGGCTGCTATTGCCCAGCGTGATCAAATCTAAAATAACTTTAGGGGCTACTTTCGAGTGGCCCCTTTAGGCTACCTATCAAAAGGATTTATTATGGGTATTACAACAGCAATGTGTACAAGTTTCAAGTCAGAGCTACTTGGTGGTATCCATGATTTGGATACTAATAGTATTAAACTTGCTTTGATTAAGGC